ATGCTCACCGTTAAGCAGATAGAGGCCGCCAAGCCTAAAGACAAACCCTACCGAATGCTCGACAGCAATGGCCTGTACCTGTACGTTCCGGTGTCTGGCAAAAAGGTGTGGCAGTTGCGCTATAAGCTCGACGGCAAAGAGAAGGTGCTGACTGTGGGCAAATACCCTCTCATGTCATTGCAGGAAGCCCGGGATAAAGCGTGGACCGCAAGGAAGGATGTTTCTGTCGGGGTCGATCCGGTTAAGGCCAAAAAGTTGTCTGTGAAGGACAATTCATTTTCAGCTATTTATCATGAATGGTACGACCACAAGCGGCAGGTTTGGTCAGAAGGATATGCGGATGAACTTTCTCGCATGTTCCGTGACGATATTCTGCCAATGATCGGGTATCTGGAAATACAGGATATTGAGCCGATGCAGATACTGGAGGTGATACGGAGGTTTGAAGAACGTGGGGCAATGGAGAGGGCCAATAAAGCCAGAAGAAGATGTGGTGAGGTATTCAGGTATGCGATCGTTACAGGAAGGGCCAAATATAATCCGGCTCCTGACCTTGCTGATGCCATGAAGGGATATAGAAAGAAAAACTACCCTTTCCTTCCTGCTGATCAGATACCAGCATTCAATAACGCGCTATCTGGCTTTTCCGGAAGTATTATTTCGAAAATTGCCACACAGGTTTTGCAATATACTGCACTGCGTACAAAAGAACTCCGTTCTATGCAATGGGAAAACGTCGACTTTGAAAACAGGATGATAACCATCGACGAAGAGGTAATGAAAGGGCGCCGCGTTCATGTGGTTCCGATGTCAGATCAGGTAATAAATCTCCTGAATACTCTCAAACCGATCACAAGCCCTGTTTCCTCTTTTGTGTTCGCCGGGCGGAATGATAAGAAAAAGCCCATCAGCGAGAATGCCGTATTATTAGTTATCCGGCGGATTGGCTATGAGGGGCTGGCGAGCGGGCACGGATTCCGCCATCAGTTCAGCACAATAATGAATGAGCATGGCTGGCCAGCGGACGCGATTGAAAAACAACTCGCGCACACCGCCAGCGGGTCAATACGCGGAATTTACAACCATGCTCAGTATCTGGATAAACGCAGAGAGATGATGCAGTGGTGGGCTGATTACATCGATGGTCGTGCAGTCCAGTAAGCCATTACGCGAACTCTTCCAGGGTCAGGATTCCATCTGCGCCATCTCCTGAGATGCCAAAATCTGCGAGCAGCTATCCAGAAATGAACACTGGCCGTTTACTCAATCCGCAATGTATCGCACCATAACTGCGGACATACTTGTTGTAGTTACGGTGCGCACCACTCTTTCATGGTTAAAACGCCAGGCTATCGCTTCGCACATCACAAATGATGTGCGTCACGACGCCGGCGACAGTGACATCGTCCAATGCCTCACCTTCAATCGCTTCGCCGTCTTCGGTTATCAGCGACTTTCCTCTCAGCGTGGCAAGCTCCGTCCCGCCACCGTGCTGGATCAGAACCTGACTTCCCTGCCTTGGTTTCAGGGAGATATCCAGCACAACGTAACCGCCAGACCGCTCGAACAGGAGCGTGTTCGGCCCGACATTGCAGATCGAGTTGACAGACAGTCGCTGCTCAACGTAATCCGTCGCGGGTGAAGGGAATCCCATCAGAGAACCCTCCCCATGTTGGCCATCATCCACAGCCTGTTTTCGCTATGGTCCGGCGTCTTATCGACGAAATACGTCTGCTCGCGTGCGATCCAGGTGTTAGCTTCCACATCGGAAAAGTGGATGCCGCGCCGGCGAAGCGCTGACACAAAATCCTTTGTGTGCAGGAACTGGTAGCCTTTGGAGTTGCGCAATACCGACTCGCGGAACGCCGCGGCGATGTCTGACTGATGGTGCATGATCTGCCCTCCGATAAATACTGTTTTTATGTACAGTAGTTTTATCCTGCAGGCAGATCAATAGTGGTTACACCTATCGATACGTCATACTGCGGTAAATGGCATCCTTGATCAGGTAACCTCCAGTTGCCGGGTCTGGGTGGATACCGTCAGAAGCAAACCAGGGGTGTATCGAACCATAGGCATAATCTGCAGGGTTTTCGCCGAAGATATATTGCAGGTTTATAAACGCGCAATTCAGATCTGAGGCTACAGTCCCGCCCGGCTGCCATTGATGCCATCGTTACCGGGTTGTCAGTCCGCTCATTCTCGCATGGCATGACAAACAGGATATCAGCGCCGGGCAACGTCGCCCGGATACGAGCAATAAAAGCGCGCAGGTTAGCTTCAAATGCAGTAGCGCCACCAGTGATCCGCTGGTCGTTTGTACCAGTAAGGATGATAACGGTGTCCAACGCCATCTCGGCGAGAGCCTTTCCGAAATCAGTGGCGTCCATTGACAGCCATGAAGCAAGACTTGAACCAGATGCGCCAAGCTTATGAACGCGCACACCAGAGCCAGTGCCAATCGGCTTTATCCCACATAACGATACCGTGCCAGATACAACCTCAACGTTAATCACATTAGAGGCATTTACAGTAGCCGGTGGGTTAATATCAACAAACAGCAGTCCGCTACCTTGCACGTTGAGCGTCGTCCATGCCCCTCCATCCCAGTTATATCGAATAACACCGTCACTTGTACCCACAAAGCCCAGCCTGCAGGTTGACCACCCGCCGTCAGAGGTGCACGGTACAGTGGCCTTCAGTGCATCCCCGGTGTGGATGACGTAACCACGGCAGTATCAGGACTGGAGTTAGTTGGGTTTTAGTGCCGCTATAGCTAAATAACCAGTTACCCGTCCATGTGAACAATGTTTTCAATACGTCTGAACTGCTCGGAGAAAACACGTTACCGTTAATTATGTTCTCCGATGTGGCGTGCCTGCCAAACGACGTCCACCCAACTCCGGCCCAGCACCATACTTTGCTCTCAACGCCTTCGCTAATGGCTGTGAAAACCGATTTGGCTGAGTTGGCCAGGAATCACCAAAGATTCCGATGGTCAGGATAGCTGATGCCCCGGATTCAAGCTGAGCAAGCTTCATCCTGGTCACCCTAAGCTGATACTCTCGCTCAATATATTCAGGCACTGAATTTACATTGAAGCTTGAGGTATCAATCAGTGCCGGGTCAAGATATAAACTGTACGCCTGGTACGGCGTTGACTCGCTACCTTTTTCGAACTGAGTAGTATCAAGAACAGTGTTTGCGACGGTCATCCTGACATAAGCAGCCCCAGCAGGAGCAAGTAGAGTCCTCGGCGTGGTTGGGGTGCCAAGGGCTAATACGCCAGAAATGTAAACCTTATTTGCATCGTAAAAAGCGGTCTGATGCGAGTAACTCTGAGTGTAATTTTGCCCTGCGATTACTGGCATATAATCTGATGCCGAGTATGATGCGTTTGCAATCAAATTACCCGTTGATTTATTTACATAATAACCGGTCGTAACAGCGCTTTTATCAAACAGGTTTTTACCTGGGACAAAAAACGCAGCTTTATCAACTGTGACAGCTTGTTTTTGTATTGAGGCCGTTGATACTACGTTCGAGCTAAGAGGCACAGGATATGGAGAAACTGGACGTCCAGGAACTGAAGGATTTGCTATCGCATTAGCAGTCATGACAAATGCCGCAGCCAACTCTACCAGTCCTGCATTAGCTGTATTCTCGACTCTAATATCAAGACGAACTGCGCCAGAAGGAACGGTTAAAGAAATACTGAGCCTGTTAACTCCAGCTGCCGTGGCATATTGTAGTTGTTGAGTTCCAAGCTTGGTGCCGGACGAATTTCGAAAAACAAACGCAACGCGACCGCCAACGTTGGCATACCATGATGTAACTTTAACGTTAATTACATCCCCAGCAATAATCGCGCAATCTGACAACCAGACTGTTCGAGCCGCGACAGAACCAGCTGAAGGGCCAGCCACAATTGCCGGAAAACCAAGCTTTGAGTTAGTTGATAGAGATGCAGTTAATGTCCCTAACGGAACGTGAGTTTTCCCGCCAATTGTAGGATTAGATAACAGAACCTCGCAGAGGGGATCAAATAATACGTTAAGACCGCTGGCAGCAGAAGCCGCTGCTGACTCTGCTGCTGACTGGGCTTGCTCAACCTCCTGTTGTGCAGGCATGCGACGACCAGTTGCGGTCAGCGTACCGGCATTATTTATATATTCATCTGCCAGTGAGCTCCCATCAGCACTACGAACATAAGTGGCTGCACCCACTGGTATATTCGCTATATCAGCCTGCGCATCAGTCAGGGTCATATACTGACGGCTGAGAGGGATCAGGTTCTGCCTGGTCTCCTCGACAACTTTGTCCCCTTCCGCCTTAATGCCATCTACGGTGTAGTGCTCACCGCCCAGTCGATCGATATATTTCAGCTCTGTACTGGTGACAACCTTATCCAGCATGGCGCTGGCATAAACTGCGTCCCGGATATCAGTACTTGGTACCGGGTTGTTGGTTGGAGTTGGTAACGGTACTTCTGCCATTGTGCATGTCGCCCTATAAAAGGCGCACGAAGCCCTCAGAAGCAAATCTGATGGTGTGCGCGAAGGTTGATAATTACTGCTGTGTGTTACGAATAAATCGAGTCTGAATACTCAGTGAGTGAGAGGGTTTGAGTATCGTCACCGTTGGGTTTGGCGCTATCGACGCGCCAGATTGTGGAGTTCAGTTCCGAGTCGGTAGCGATGAAATACCGGCTAGGGTTTTGCACCGTGTTGCGGTCATAAATGTTCAGATCGAAGGTATCGGCTGCTGCCTGAAATGCCTGGGCTTTACCGCTTACCGGATAAGCTCGCCAGCGACCGCGGTAATTGCCTAGGCTGTCGGTCATCACCACCCACATATCGCCGAGAGAAAAGTCGATACGCTCTGACGTCGAGAACACATCCCCGGAGCGCCCGGTGATGTATCCCGTTTGCTGCGCGTTATCGTACATGTCCGGACACTGAACCACCGTACCGCGCACGACCTGCGTTTCTTCCAGCACTTTCACCGTCATTGTCAGGCGTGAGTAAAGGATTTTCCTCGCCTCAAGCCAGGCCCGGTCTGTTGCCTGAGTGGCGTTGCGGCAGCCGTCCAGGCTGATCTGCATCGCGTTCACAGTGGCATCCTCAACCTCAGTGATGCCGCTGCTGTCGATCTGCAGGTAGATGTACGCCTTCTTGTTCGTCAGCGGGTCGACGTAATCCAGCGCCACGCCGTCGTAACCACCGGGGAGAGACATTTGCCAGGCGACTTTGTACTCGTCCCAGAACATGTTTGAGCGCGCAAATACCGCATCGGGATTTGTCACTTTCTCATCGCGCCAGAACGTCAGCACATCGCCGATGTTATTGCCGTCAACGCGGGCCACATTGGCGATCGTCGCTATGCGCTCACCAAGAGGCTGCTTCTCATCCGAGAAGGTGTAATCGAAATACCCAAGCTGAGCATCCGGCAGCGAATCGGCAATGGCATAAAGAGCGGCGACGTCAATGCTGGCCACGTCCTGCTTACCCACAACCACCCATTCGTGAAGGATGGCGTCTGCAAACGAGCGACTCGGCCGCAGCGTGTAATCGACCCCGCCGGTTGTCCGGTCGTAGCTGATGGTATGCCGCTGCGCCAGCATGTTGTACTTCTGCTCGCGGTTGCTGTTGCTGTCATTCGAGCCTTTGATCGTGATGCGGGCAATTGTGTCCTCCGGATACACGACGTTTTCGCGCACGTTCACTGCGTGGATCGCCATCAGCGTCACGACGTTGGCGTCATTGCTGTTGTCGAGGCGCTCGATGGTCACCGCATAGCGCCCCGCCCCGGCTGCCGGGACAAACTTGTGCGTTGTGCGGAAATACCGGGTCGTCACCTGGAAGTCGTTATCGAAGAAGTAATCGTGCTGCTCGGATGTACCCGGCACCTGATTGTTGTCGTCATCGACCTGCCAGAACTTGATCCGGTATTGCGTTGTGCCGGCCGTCGCGCCGAGCTGAACCAGCACATGCACCCAGACCTGAGTGGAGACGATCGGCGACACTGACGGTCCGATAACCAGAGGGGTCTGGTCATTCAGCGTGAACAGCGTCGCGTTGATAACCGCATTGCCCGGCAGAGACGTAATTTCTCCCGAAAGCTCGCCGATATAGAACGTCGTGTACGACAGCGTGTCGTCTCCGATAAAGCTCTCAGAGGAGATGATGTTCCCGGCGCCAGTGACGTTTCGTGTGACGCTTGTGCCGCCGTCGTTCCAGGTAGCATTAATGACGAATGACACTGGATGCGGCACCGCCAGCGCAGCGAAGTAGGCAAAGTTGTCATCGTTCGACAGCACGACAGCTTTGAGCTGATTACTATCGATCGCCACCGATGTCGGCGCCGTCGTGGTCGCGGTCTGAGCCGGGAAGTCCTGGGATTCATTTAACCCGGGGACTGTCTCGTTATCGACGTCATCGAACTGGTATCCCACCTCAATCGTGCCGATCACGTCGCCCGGGTTATAAATCGCTGAACTGGCGCCCGCCAGGCTGCCGAGATTCGATTCCGAGTAACGGATCGATGAGATGGTGTACCGGCCGTAACCGACCTCGAACCACTCCGTAAGCTGTTTGTTATTGTCGACGAACTCAAACAGTGCTTCCTGAATCAGGTCAGGAAAGACGCGGCACTGGCCATAAATATTCGGGCGCCCCTTGTACAGCCTCGCCCGGTTTGTCTGGCCTGTCAGGTCGTTATTGGGTGATTCGCCTGTCGCCACCGATACTGACGCGCTGGGCTTATTTGACAGGCCGAACACCTTCAGCGCGCCGGAGAGAATTTTCGTGACCGGGCGCAGTATCGTGGTGATGAGTTTGCCAACCCCACCCTCTGGCTGGTCGAACACAGCCACCACGTCACCGGATCGCAGTGGCCGGCTGATATCGTAATCGTCAGGCAGCGCTCGGCCATTCAGTTTCACGATAACATCGCGGTGCAGCTGCAGAGAATCCAGCAGGCTCACCAGTGTGGTGCCGGCATCTACCGTCCCTCGCTGCAGCGGCGCGCCTGGCAACCTCTGTAACTCATATCGAACCATGGATCATGTACTCCACGCGGCTGTAAACCTTCAGTAATGCCAGCGGGCTATCGCAGCGCACAAAACCAAACTCCCCGCGGGCGTGCAGGCATTTCACCGGGCTGATCATCACACCGATATGCGCCGGCACTTCGCCGCGGTAAAAAACGGCGATGCAGCCGGTTACCGCCACCGGCACACGCTGCCAGTGGGCGCGCTCCTGTTCGTAGCAGGTGATGAACTCCGCGCCAGATTCGTAGCCGGCGATGTGATGTAGCTCCAGACCCAGCACATGCCGGTAATACAAAACGACGAGCCCCCAGCAGTCCATCTGCTCAAAACTGCAGGCGCGGTTAGCCCAGGGCTTGCCGTTAACAAGCCTGATAAATTCATCTTGCGTCATACGGTGATTAGCCCTGGGTAGTCTTTCGTGGTGAAAATGATGGAGTTGGCCAGCGTCAGCGGATTGGTCTTGCCGGCGGTCACAGTGACGTTGCTGGCATCGGCTGAAATGTCGTTCACGTAAAGCGTCCAGTCTTTCAGGGATGATGCATCACCGATCGCATCCCACTGCTGATAAAGGCATTTTATCGGCGTCATTCGCGCCGCCCCGCGCCAGCTTTTTAGCGTCTGCCTCACGTGCTCCGTCGCGGCGACAAAGGTGATTGTCATGGATATAACTGCCGTTCCGTCCTGCGCCGGCTCGGTCACGCTGAACCGCGCAGGCTCGAACGAGTTGCCACCAAACGTCGCCGGGCGGAATAGATTATTTACTACCCGGTAATAACCGAAAGCCGGATGGTAAAACTCCACTGTCCGTTTGATATCACTGGCTGGCCGCTGCTCTTTCCACTCTCTCAATGTCGGCATCAGTCAGACCTCGGCATCACTTCGGTTATCAGGTAATCCAGCCAGTATCCATAGCCAGGCTGGGCCTCTACGATCCAGTCGTCATAGTCCTCGGTTATGTCCTCGATACCGTTGCTGATAACCGTTGCGGTCCAGGTGACAATGTTGCCGTTTTTGCTGGTCTGCACCGGCATGTCGACGAAATGAAGCGTCTGCCGCTGAACGCCCTGCGTATCACCCAGGTCGATAGGCATCTGGAACCAGGCGCGCCCGCGGTCGCAGTATGTCGGCGAGCGCAGCCACGACTTAAACCGCTCGGCCTGGGCAAGCGTGAATATCCACTGCAGCGTCCATGTCGCTTTAAGGTCCGTAGTGATCGGCGTGATTATCAATGGACCGACTGCCGTCTGCGTCGTCAGCCAGGCTGTATCCTGCGTCATGTTCTGATCGGCACGCTGTGGAAGCGGCAGGAACGGAGGGTATTGAACAGTTGCCACGTTTCCTCCGGGCATTAAAAAAGCCGCGGCTGCGGCACTGATCTTTTATCAGGATGTAACGAAATGTTTTTTACCATTATCGTGTTATTGCCAGGTGCTAGCTGGCTACACAAATAAGGAATCAGAATGAATTTCTTGCATACACGAATGCATCTCAACGCCGGTGATACGGTTGTTGTTGACTGCTCTCATCAGTGCAACGTTTTACTGATGACTGATTCAAATTTTAACAACTACCGCAGCCGGAGGGGGTTCCAGCATCACGGTGGCGGAGGTTTCTTTGAGAAACTGCCTGCACAATTGCATGTACCACACTCGGGGTACTGGAATGTCACCCTTGATATAGGAGGTGGATCGGCGTCCGTACGCCATTCAATTACCGTCATTCCAGCATAGATGCTCACCCTTTGCCTGATTTAAGGCATCCTCAAGGGCGGCAATGATCTTCTGCTGTGTGCCGTCCCTTAAATAACCTACCGACGCCATCCCCTCCTGTTTATCGCTGTCGCGGTACCAGATAACCTCGCCATTAAATTCGATTGCTACTTTCATTATGTTCACCCATTAAAAAACCCGCCGGAGCGGGCTTGGTTTAGTAAGTGGCTTGCGCTTTGCGGCTTAGTCCAAATGTCTGCTGCATCTGAGAGGATACCGGGCCGCCTCTTTCCATGTCGGTGATCAGCAAGTCCACAACTGCACTACCGTCCTGCATGTAGCCGTTGGCACTCTGTAAGGTGGCACCGGTAGACTGGTTGATGACGTTCACCTGCACGCTAATCCCTCCTCCTGACTGCATATCCTTATTGCTGATGACCTTCCCGTTATCGCCGGGGATCATGTACTGCTTGCCGGTACTGGCCTGGTAAATCTCTGGCTTACCTTTCTCGCCGATCTGATACAGGCCGCCGGCTGATACCGGTCCGCCGTTGTAGCGAGCGCCGGCTATTGAAAGGGCCTGCGCCATGCCAACTGTTGAAGCTATTCCTGCCTGAGCGGGGATAGCGTTAGCGCCAGCCGTGGCAAGGGAGGTCATTGCAGCAGCCGGAGCCATGGATGCGGCTATTAGTTGCCCTTGCGCAATAGCCATTCCAGAAGCGGCGGTCATTCCAGCCTGCCCCATAATTACAGACTTCAACCACTCAACTCCCATCTGGACAAAGGAGTTGATAACGCTGTTTAGGACAGTTGATCCGAGTGAGCTCATGGCTTCGCTGACAGACATACTGCCAGTGAGTATGCCAGTGAGGGCATTAGAGGCGTTTCCTGCAAATGAATCAAATGCCGCAGCAGCTACCTCATATCCTGCGTTTTGTTGCCTCCATATCTCCCACTGCACCGCTATGCGCTCTTGTTCGTACTGAGTGTTAGCGGCATTCATCAGTTCAAGACCGCGCTGGGTTATCTGCCCCTTCTGCGTTTCGAACTGCTGGATGAGAGCCAACTCCTGAGCATGCTGATTAGCCAGCTGTTGGACAGGGTCAATCTGCCCCCGAGCTTCCTGCATGGGGCTTACAGTTTGCTGAGCGCGTATCTTAGCCAGATTAACCTGGTGCTGAGCCTCCAGTTGCTCACTGGTCTGATTGTACTGCTGCTGAGTGATTTTTTTGGCGGCCAGTGCAGTTTGCAGATCTTTAACATCCTGCTGGTAAGACGCATTCTCTCTGGCTTCAGGGAGCAGTTTTTCTGCCGCAGCCTGGGCTTTGAGGGCATTAGCCGTATCCCATATTTCTCCACGGTATTTACCGGCAAGAGCAATTTGCTCTTGGGTGGCTCCCTTACCTAGTGATTGCTGAGCCTGTAATACTGCCTGCTCCCGGCTTAACTCCTGCGTTGAGCCAGCAGCGAGTTCTGATTGCTGCTTCAAGTTGGCTAGTTTTTGGGCTACTGACTCCTGCTGGTTAGCAAGTTTCTTAGCCTCAGATTCCGCCGCCTTATCTTCCTTCTTCTGATCCTTTCTTGCCTGAGTGTTTCTCTCTGTTGCAGCATAATTATCCTGAAGCCTTTTGATTGCTAGCTCATCTGTAACGCCTGCATCCTCAGCATCATAGGCCGCCTGCTGCCTGGCTTTTGCTTCCCCCTCCAGCTTTGACAAGGCAAGTCGGCGCTCAGCCTGCTTAATTAGCTTCTCGCCTTCTTTCCCGCCCCAGTTTATTTTCAGACTTTCTGAGTTGAAGGCTTTCAGGGCCTGCGTTGATTGGCCGAGTTTTTCAGCCAGGAATGCCTGGGTTCCACCGAGGAATGACGCTTGCTTTTCTGCTTCAGCGATAGCGATAGCGTTATCTCTGGCAGCCCTCATCTGATCAACAATGCCCTGATTAACTTGAATGTTAATTAGGTGTAATGCGTCTTCAGTTTGCTTAAGAGTGGCTGTCGCTCCATCCAGATCCCTGCGCTTTTTGGCCAACTCGTTTGCGGCATCCCTTGCCTTAATCACGAAACCATTATTTTGATCTTCGGTAACTCCATATTGCCTTGCAAGCGTTGTATATTTCTCGTAATCGGATTGCAGACCTGAAATGGTATCTTTCAGATCGCTAATAGCTTCCTTTTGCGCCTCAATTGAGGTGACCGTATCAGCCCTAACGCCCTGAGCTTGAGCAAGATTCATGTCCTTGAGGCGCTTAATAACGTCAGGTACGGTGTCAGCAAAAGCTATTGCCTCTTTTCTGGCCTCAGCCTGTCGCTGTGAATACAGATACCAGCCAGCGGCAACAATGGCTATTACGCCAATGGGCCCACCCAAAGGGGCGGTAACCGAATTCACTACCTTCATTGTGTTTGCAAAAGTTATACCCGTAGCGGCCACTTTGGCTTGTGATGCCGCTAGTGCATTATTAGCCAATGCCGCTTCTGCGGATGTTGCAACGTAAATCCCTCTTAGTCGTATAACGTTCTCAAGCGCAAAGGCTTCAGCAGCAGAGCCTTTTGCTACGTTATACTCAGCAGTTGCCACATTTAGAGCGGAAAGAGCAGCATCTTTATCTGCCGCTGCTTTTCTGGCTGTCACTGATGCTGCTGCGGCTTCCTGTTGTGCCGATTGCCTTGTCGCAACTATTCCCTGAATGGTTGCTTTAACTCTTGAGGCTTGAGCGGCTGTTGCCATTGCTAGCGCGCCAGCAAACCTACCACCCATTATTGCAGCAGCGCCAATTAAAGCTGTCCCCAGCGTCTCAAGGTTTTCGCTTATTGTAATAACAGAGTCTCGGAACCCTGCTGCGAATGATTTAACCGTCGAGTTTTCGCCAAAGAACTTCGTTACGTTGTTACCGGCCACCTGCAATCCCTTGGAGATTGAGACGGCGGTGTTGGCAAATTCTTTGCCGATTGCATCCCCTTGTGACAGAAGCCCCTTAACTACAACGTCTGTTGTCAGTTTTCCCTGAGCTGCCATAGCCCTTAACTGACCGATAGAAACACCCAAAGAATCAGCCAGAGCGACCATGAGGCGGCTGCCCTGCTCTGACACTGAGTTAAACTCTTCGCCGCGCAGAACGCCGGAAGCGATACCCTGTGATAGCTGAATGATTGCGTTCTCAGCTTCCTGAGCAGTTGCGCCGGATACCGCAAATCCCTGGTTGATAATGGTGGTAAGGCGGGTTAAATCTTCTGCGCTGGTGTTGTATGTTCTGGTTCCGCGCTCAAGCCGGGCGTAAAGAGTCGCCGTGCCGTTCAGGGATGACTGGGTTGCTTGTGAAACATCAAAGATCCGCTGCATAACTTCGGCCTGCGTCTCTCCAGTACGAACCGAGTTAGCGACTTTGTTATTCAGTTCAGTCCAGGCATCGGCGTAACTCGCAACCTGTTGCACAGAAAGCGCGGCAAGCAAGCCTTTAGCAACGCCAGAGAGGCTGGACATTGTCCGCTCCATCGATCCAATAGAGCGTTCAGTGCGGTTAACGCTGGCTTCAAGGCGACCCATACTCCCATTAAGACCGTTCAGTGCCGCATCAACTTCTCTTCGCGCTGCCAGTAAACGCGAAGTTTCCATGTCCACTTCATAGACAACGCTGCCAACATTAAAGGTTCCAGCCATTTGCTTTTCTCCAGGCAATAAAAACCTCGCCGGAGCGAGGTTTTTTAATTTATAACTTGCTAATTTGGCAAAGAAGAAACAAATCTTTGCAGTGCGTAATAAGCCTTACTATCGCCCTGCGCATCTATAATGGCGTTAGACATGGAGCCTGTGCCCGTTTTTACAAAGACCCATGCTTTTTGGCTTTTGTTATGTCCTTTATAACACTCAGTGGCACAATGAAATCTTTGCTAGACTTCACATAAACTGCTGAACCGCCAACCATAGTACTGTAACGAGTCAGGTCACGTTCATTGCGCAATTCATATCTTTTACCATCAACTTCAAGCCAAGCTGAGCTGATAAAGTCGGTGGAGTTTGCCAGCGAAATTGTCAGTAATGCCTTGTCTTTATGCGCTTCCGTCCAGAACGCTCCGAGCATGATGCATTGCATCGACTGGCAGTCGGTACCGTGCGGCTGAATATAAACAGTTTTTGAATTGCTGTATCTGTCAACACCAGATACAGGGCTCAAACCAGAAGTATTTGAGCAGCGTGCAACTGCTATCGCCAGTGCAATACTAAAAATTAGCCTTCTCATATCCCTATCCCCATCAGTAAATGATGGGGCAATCGTAGCAGAGGTAGATGGATACGACAAAACCCGCAGTTAAGCGAGTTTACTCATCTTTCTTACCCTGGCGTCTTCCGAGAACAAAAACCGACACAAGACCTATGAGGTCTATGGCAACCAGCGTTCCGGCAAAAGTAGTATTCCCTTTCCATGCAAACACGGCAGCCATGACAAGAATAATTATGGCGATAGAAAAACCCATCCATTGACCGCGGCGATCGAGGTTAATTTCGCCGTCCAGTGCATCCTGGTTGTACTTGTGCCTGGCTGCCTGTTCCTTTTCTGCCATTGCAAAGATTCTCTCTGCGCCACCATGCAAAACAGCATCATACTCTTCGAGAGTTTTAGGTGAAGGCAGCGGCCCAGCATGCATTGTCTGTTGGGTGATTATTGTCTGAAAACTTTCACTGCGAAGAAAAGCATCGAGCACCTCGGGATTAGAGGTGAGCTGCTTATTTATGCTCTCAGCCTTGGTTACGGCTGACTGATGGCTAGCTTGTTGGCTCTTGCTTTGCGGCATTTGCTATTGCAAGTGAACGCCTGAAATCACCACCTATGCGATAGAAATCTTTCTCGATTTCCTGCATATCGCTGGTTTTTGACGTTCCTTGTGTATCTGGCTGACGGAGCGATATCAAGAATGCTTCCGGCAGCGCGTAAGTAGCGGCGTACTGTTGCTTTCATGCTTCCTCCGATAGTTGAATAGGTATTGAAATCAATACTTGATGTAATCGAGTATACAACCGAGGTTGTGGAGGATCAACGCGATGTTGCTTTATTGCAACTGAGCCCACCTGAGTGGGCCATCTAAAAATAAGGCGCTGTAGGGCTCATGATTCGGTAAGCGCGTCTGGAAAGCCGGGCAACGCCAACTGACCTTGCTTGTCCAGTTGCTCAATGCGTGAAAGTAGGTGGGGCTTCTTCTCTTTCCCCCACCGGCGTAACAGGCGACCAGACATACTGGCAACATCCTTCTCTTTCAGGAACTCCAGCATGACGGCATTACGCTCTTCTTCAAACTGGCGCCGCCCAACCTGAAGCATCGCGTACATCCAGTTGAAGGCGTTGATGTAGGCGATCTTGATACGCATCGCCTCTTTTTGGTGTAGGACATAACCAAAAGCATCAATCCATCTTTGCGGAGTCGATAGAACTTCTGCGGCTTTCCGTTCTGCAACTCATTGTTTTTATAGCAAACCTCAAAATTGAGTTTTGTATCGAATTCTTCCGGGCATGCCTTAATAGTTTTTTCGATATCACGAATAACGTTGTCAGGACGCTTCCCAAATGCCTTCGCCACCATAAACTAGTCAGTTACCGGGTCGTTATCGGCCACAAAAATCAGATCGCGGAAGTCTAACCCATTAATTACTGTTGGATATTTCATATCGGTAATTACCTTTTAGTGATGAACCTTGTCACACAGGAATCCGGCCCACAGAAAGGCACCGATAGCCAACCGGTATCCTCAAGGGTCATCCTGAAAGGTTCTGTGTGTTGATATGCGCGTGTGAAACGCGGGGAGTTGCGGGCATAAAAAGCCCCGGACTATGCCGGGGCTGGTTTATTTGTTGGCTTTAGCCTGTCTGCGCTTACGGCGCGCAAAGTAGTCATCAGCTGCATGATCGTATTCTTCCCTGGTATACCCTTTCTGATCCGGGTATTTGGCGATGAGCATTAGCTGAATCTCGGTCATCGTCAGATTTTCAGCTTCCTCTCTGCTGATCCCGAAGTGGTTGCGTGCAGCGATAACGTAATCGGCAGCTCTGAACTCACTGGTTTTTTCATTTGTCTCATGGCGCTGAAGTTTGCGTACTTTGGCCTTTCCGATAATGCCGTGCATCATCAGACTTTGTGCAAGGATGACCATATCCTGCGGATTCATGACGCCCTTATGCCACACAAACGCCCTTCTTTTGGTTTTGCCGGGCTCCATCCAGCCAACCAGATCACCTATGTCATCATTGCAGCAAGCGGTGAGGACCGTGTGGGCGGCCAGTAGAGATTTCTTATCAAGATGTAAAGCAGAAATGTGTTTAGCCAGCCATTCAGGCACTCTGCCGTACGCTTCGACAACCCTCTGAATGAGAGGTGTTATTTCATCGTTGCAAAGGTCATAGAACGTCTGAACTATTTCTGCTGGCTCGCCGATGCGCGACATAGCCATGAATGATGGCCGGAAAAAATAATCCCGATCCCCGACGGTTACCAGGCATTCTCCCAGCTCTTTTAGCGGAACCATTTGTGCCTCCTGTAAACAATATCAAGGGCAGGAATCCTGCCCTTTGTTTTGCTTACTACTGGACAGTAACCTCGTGGGTAGCCACGTGGTTACCATCAACCGTCTTCACAGTAATTGTTGCTTTTCCCGCCTTTGCACCTGACGGCGCTGACACGGTTACCGTATCGCCAACAAATGCTACTGTCGCGCGCGCTGGATCAGATGAAGTAACCGTGAAGGCCTTGTCGTCAGCAGCTGCGGGTTCAATCGTTACTTTGAAGGTGGTGCTTTTTCCGGCGGCGATAGAGCTGGTATTTGGCGCAACCGTCACGCCAGTTACCGGAATGCCTTTGTCCGCTTCGGTGATCTGGAACGTGTTGCCGTCAGCCAGTTTGAACTCAAAGCTGTAGGTCACGATTTCTTTCACACCACCGCCGTCACTGACTCCTGATGGGACCATATAGCCGATGTGGTAATAATCGCCCCAGTGGAAACGCATCCATACACCTGGCTGGCGGCGGGCACGAACCTCATCGACGATGTATTTCACGAACTGCTGAATGCCAAACTCATCAGTGCGGTCTTTAACGCGAACCTCCCCTTCGATGGAGTAGGTCGGGTCCAGACTGGCAATCAGGTTTGAACTCAATCCGCCGTTATCAGCATCAGAGGTCAGGGCCTCCGGGCTAAGGTCCCACGTTGCCGATGTTGGCAACCCCATCAGTTTCCAGTCGCCTTCCGCCGGAAACTGGTCGGCACAGCCGTAAGCCAGTTCCAGCGTCTTAGCGCGACCAATTAGTTGTCCGTTGTCGGAGCAGCCTTGCATCGTTGCTTACCTCGCTTCAGATAATAAAAAAGGCCGCTCCAGGCGACCTTATGTGGTTTTATTCGGTGTTATCCGCCAAAGAGGCAGGCGAACTGCAGGCGCCACACCATACGCCCCTCGGCTGTGATAACAGGCGAAGGAATTCCGCCCATGTTGGATATCTGCCCAAGGCAGGTGTGCGTCATCGGGTTTTGCTGCACGTAATCGATGATGGCCTGAGCGTCGTTCTCTGACTGCGCATAGTCAGCAGATGCCTTTCCCTTGCTTATCACGTCCACCATGACGTAGTAATCAGCGGCCATATCACGATCTACTGACGTGCCACCATTTGGTCGGAACACAATAAAGCGGTCAGATGCCTTGCCGGTATCATTCCAGAACAGGGACTGAACGATGTATCCGGCAGTCAATCCAGAATCAACAAAAACATTTCGAACCCGCCTGTGCATAGGAGGTGTCATAGCTCCATCTCCCTGCGTATAACTGCGTCAACTCTGTCTCTGGCGTTTTCAGCACCTTTCTCAAGGAATTTGGGCTCGCCTGATGTGTCCCATATATTTCCACGGGAACCGGGCGCTTCGCCTTTTCTTACAGGGCGCGGGGTGTTTTTTCCAAGATGAATACCTTTGGCCTCATGCACGTACGCCGCATAATTTGCAGAATAACCAATTCTCCCGGTTAGTCTGGTGCCCTTGATAACAACCTCTCTGAACTGAGAGTTAACCAGAGTGCTGGTATCGATAGGAACCAGCACCGCGGACTCCAGCCCAATCTCAAACAGAGCAGAGTAGAGCGCCCGCATGGTTTTTCGCTTTTCGATATTATCAATCAGCCGGTTGATGTTATTGCTGACCTTGGAGACTCCCCGAACTTTAACGCCCATAATCAGACTCCCGTTATAAGTGCGAAATCGTCTGCCAGTCGCTCGAACGTATCTGCGAACTGGACGATCTGCCGAATCTCATCGGCCTCATCCGGCGGAGCCGCATCAGTTGACGCGCCAATCAGGATGTAATCTCCCTCCCGCGCCGTTGCGTACTCACTCCATATCGTGTTTTTAACCACAATTTCCCGGCCAAGGTCACCGATTTTTGCAGAGAGCCCGCCCTGGTAGTCGCAGAGGATAGCGATCGGCGCTTCCCACCCGTACGGCTGACCTCCGCCGTCGGTATCACTACCGTCAGCATCGCGTATGCGCCGCCAGATAGTCGCCGTCGCGGTATAGCTCCAGTTTGCGGTTACCGAAGACATCAGTCATCCCTCCATCGCAGCACAACAGCGCCTGTGGCGCGTATGCGGTCGCAGTTGATGAACCACTCACCGTCGCTTTTCACGTACGCCGTCGTTTGTTGGCCGGCATCGGTGATCACCCACACCCGGGTAAACGTCCGCGGCAGCCGTTGCTGAACTGAAACCCATGCCATTAACAGCCCCCGACCACCATAAACAGGCCCACACTGTTGCCGGCGCTGATTGGCAACTCACCGGTGCAGCCGCTGGTATCCAGTTTCGCCAGAGAGTCGCGCAGCCAGGTAATGCCGTCATCTCCGTAGTCGAACGAGCGCGACGCTCCTGATGGCGCCCCCTGCGATTTTATTCGCCGGGCACCGGAAGACGTCGCCATGAGCGCAGCGGCATACATCAGGATGAGCTTTGCCGTGCAGTCGTCATACCCTGCACCATCGAGGCACGGGATAATCTTGTTCACCACGCAGAGAATCGGATCGAGCAGAGCGGCCGGGATGGAGTAACCCAATTCACCGAGGAACGCCTGCACGTCTGCCGCTGTGATTGGGTCAGCCATGGTTATTTCGCCTTCTTCGATTTGCTGGCAGATTCTTCCTGCTGCTCTGCCTGCTCTGCCTGCTCTGCCTGCTCTGCCTGCTCTGCCTGCTCTGCCTGCTCTGCCTGCTCTGCCTGCTCTGCAGCATCATTACCCGGCGTAGCCACTTCCAGCGCTTGCTCTTCCACTTCGCCCACCACCGACACACGACCAGCAAAAGCTGCAGGAACGTCCGCCGCGACGAATTCGTGACCAACAGGAAGTTGCTGGAAGACGCCATCAATCATGCCCCAGCAGCCGGTTTTCTCGACCTTTAACGTTTTCATGCTTTCTCCCAAAGAAAGGGGCCGAAGCCCCTTAACCCTGTGCGTTGAAGACTTTAGAGCGACCGTTGAAATCACGCTTAATCTGCAGACCAACAGCACTCCAGACCAGAGTGTTGTAGTTGTCGAACGGATTCTGTCGCGGGATCATGAAGGTACCCACCGGCGCGGCGATGCGCGTCTTGATGTACTGCGAGTTGCGAACGTACGCAATGAAGTGGTTACCGGTCAGCTTAAAGGTCTGGTTGAAGGACTCGATGCGACCATAGCGCAGGATGTATTCCAGCACAGTGCCTTCTTTGAAGCCCGCGGCATCGGAATACGGTCGGTTCAGGTTGCGCATGATGTCCGGAGACGCCCACAACTTAACCTTCTCCTGCACGTAGTTATCATCCAGAAGCTTGGCGAACGGGCCGGTGAAGAATGCCACCGATTCATCAGGAGTAGAGGTGGTCAGGTCAATATTCAGACCAGATGCACTCAGATCCACCTGGTTGGTGTTGGCGTGGTTGGTGATACCAGCACCGACATAACCCTTCACCTTCACTTTCCCGTCACCAGAAAGCATGTAGTCAGCCATGTCTTCACGGATAGCGGCAACGTGCGCTTCCTGATCGTCAGCCATCGCGTCGAGGTTTTCCGACTGCATGCCGTTCCATTCACGCCATTCACGGCCGTAGCCAGTGTTGAAAATCGGGATTGGGTCGCCAGCTTCGTCGTAGATGACTTTATCCAGCTCTTCCGGAACATGGCCAGTCAGTGTGCGATGAACCTTGCCAGCGTCACTGGAAACGCGGTACAGCGCAGCCGTCTTGCCGATAGAGATCGGCGTACCGAGACCGAGCAGGTCATCAAGCAGGCCGTTGCCTTCGTCGTTGCGGAAGACTCGGGTGGTGATGTTGTCCACTTCACGCCAGTAGTCTTTAGAGATCAGCGCAGCCTGGTTAACTTCCAGCGCGCCGCCGTACTGGGCGGAAATGTTGTTCTGGTTAACGTTGAAGGATTCGCGCTGCATCAGCAGCTGATTCCATGCCTTCTTGATCTGGTTATGTTCAGTAACCAGCTTTTTGTTAAATACGATCATGCTCATGCGGTAGCTTTCCCTGATTTGCGAACTTTCACGAGCTGGGCTTCAGCACCAACGGTGATCTTTTCGCGTGAAAAGAAGAGGACCTGGTCGGTTGCTGGAGTGGTCGACCTGGCCAGTGTGCCGTCACCGGCAGAAACCAGACCTTCGTTTTCCAGCAACACTTCGCCGGCTTTTACCAGCATGTGGTAATCGACATCGTCTTCGCACATGATGGCCGCGCCAGTATCCCCGGCCGGCACTGCATCGCGGATATCACCGCCGCCGATATAATTGTGCTGTAGTGCCAGGGCAACGCCTGCACCACCGGCCACATTGTGAACGGCCAGTTTCCCTGTGCTATCCAGCATTACCAGAGACCCAGGCTTCACTGCCGCCGCCATGATTGCTTCAATGACCTGCGGGTCATTCTTGCGGGCCGGGCCCGCGATTACGGTATGGAAACGAGGTGCGAGAGCCATTATTCAGGAGCCTCCATAGAAAGGATTTCACTCTGAGCGCCATTCCCCTGGAATGCCGGATTCAGACCAGTGCTGGTTTGGCACTGCGCATACATGTCGTTCAGCGCTTCGCCGGCCAGCGAGTTGATCGCCGCTTCGGTCATGAACGGGAATTTCGCTTTGACCGCTTCACGCTTAGTCTTGAGGTCTTTTTCAGCATTGGCCTGCAGCTGGGTTTTCAGCGTGCTGATCTCGTCGGTCAACGGCTTAATCGCCAGATTTACTGCCGCGGTAATCGCGTCAGAGTTAATCTGAGTACCCGGCTGGTCGCCTGCTTTCTTCTGTACCTGCTGGTTATAGGCATCCCAGACCTGATCGTCGGTCAGCCCCTCGGTTTTAACGCCTGCGGCATTGAGCGCGGCGATCATCTTCTCTTTCATCGGGTTTGTTTCTCCGTTGGTTTTGACTTCGTACTCAGTGGGTTTGCGCACGACCTCTACTGGATCGCCGACCAGCGTGACTGTGCTGTCGTCGATGAGGTATTTTTGCTGGAAGAGCTTATTGCCCTCTTCGAAGATGAATTTGTCTGGCCATACGGTCACGACATAGCGATAAACATCGCTGCCTGACGGCGCGCGAATAGCTTCACGCAGCATCTGGTAGATTTCATCGAATGAGGCATCTGAGTTATGAGTGAGGAAGAACTTCACTTTGTTCAGCAGCCCATCTTTGAGGCTATTTGCGGCTTCTACGAGACTTGCCGTTTCGACTTCGCCTTCCTGACCATCGGCATTCACGAACATGCCGACGCCTTCTTCTGGAGTACCGGCGCCCGGCTCATCGAGCAGGATAGCGATATGGTCGAACTGCATATTGCGAGCGATCCATGAGTATTTCTTCTGCTTCGACTCGCCTGATTTTCTCTCTTTGTTCGTGAGTAAGCCGGTAGAGAGGTGGATCGGGTCGGTGTTGGTGCCGGCGATCATCTCATCGAGACGATTAATCAGGCGCTTGCCGTCAGGCTTTGTCTCGGCGACCGCCTTATTGATATAAACGTCCATGACGACCTGGTCGCCAGACTTGCTGACGTTCTGTGCCCATGCTCCGACGTGATAAGTATTAATCGCGCGCGGGTCATTGGCGCTGACATACTTGCCATCTACCATCGGATGCGGCAGAGGCATCAGCTTGCCCTCCATCGTCTTGTAGCTGTTGTTAATCTCCTCCGCCGGGTACAGGCCGCCATTCATAACAATGTCATCGACGATCGGGACCGCGCCACGAATGACGTAATGCTCCTGGCCGTTGATGGTTGTCGTTGAGATGTTGGAGGCGTTGATGGCGAGGGATTTAACGTGGATGCTGGATAGCTTCACGATTATTCCTCAGGTTTCTTGATCGCTTAATCAGCGGGCAGTAATTTGTTTAAGCCGCACACACATGGAGGATTACAATGGCTTTATTTAAGGTTACTTATCTGGTTAATGGGGATCCAACTTTCAGGGATGTCAATGTCAGTAGCGATAAAGAATTAACCAAATTTGATGAAGAGGTTATTCAGGCAGCGATGCGTGATTCTGTTCATTACACCCCAGCTTCAAGCGCAACATCTATCAATGGACTGAGAGTTGTAATGGTTACCGCAATCAATTAGCCCCCTTCCAAAGCTGGCGCTCTTTTGCCAGCTTCTCAGCTAACCCCTGATTGAAAATGCTGCCGTCGTCGTTGAGCAGCACTGGAATCTGGCTGCAATAGCAGTTGTACCGGTTGCCGTTTTCTGCGTAGAAGTCTCGCACCTGCTCGGTGGTGTAGACCTTGCCATGACGGCTGGCGTGCCAGCTGCGCGTCGTCGGTTTGAGTGCCGATAGCCATAGCAGGCCGGTATTCAGCCCCAGCCGGTCAGCGGCCCAATCAGTTTCATTCCATTGCGCCTGGCGCAGCGCGCCGACCTGCTCAGTCTGAGCGATGGTCTTGGCCTTCGACATCGATACGTCGAGGCGCTTACTGATGACGCTGGCCGTCTCGCGAGGATTCACCCCGCGCGCGACCGCATCGGTAATGATGTTGGTCAGATCGCCGCGGGCGGTGTCGCTGATTACCTTCCAGTCGCTAAATGTTGTCAGTCTGGCGGCTGCCACCTGATTAAGGTGACCAGGGCTGCTTAAAAGCTGCTGTAGCGTCGTCTGGCTGGCGTAGACTTGAGACTGCTGCGAGAGGTTATTGAATGCCTCCAGCGTTCCGCGCTGCGCCTCTGCGGCGACGTAATCCATCGCCCAGAGGTTTTGTTCGCCGCCTTCCAGCAGGTAATCGTCGAGAATGGACTGTACCGCTTCGAGCAGGTCAGCCAGTTCCTGCGCCGACATGTCGTAGATAAACTTGCCAGCGTTGACCTGGTAGAGCGTTGGCTCGTCGCCGTTAACGTGGCAAAGGAAATGCCAGTTATGGCTGTTAACCTCTCGCGCTCTCCCGGTCAGGCGCTGGTCAAACAGTGCTTTCAGAGCGCGCTTGATACCAAGATAGCGGTCCTCGATATCCCGGAACATCGCGCTGACCTGCTTCGCTGATCGCGTCGGGTCAACCTTGCTGCGCGGAACTATCGGCAGCCCCACCTTTGCCGTCTGCTCCGGTGTCATCGGCCAGTGGATCATCGGTTGTCACCTTGTCATTCGGGTTAGGTGGTTGCTTTGGTTCAGGCAGAGGGTCCAGGCCTACAATCTCTCGTAGTTCGTTGGCTGTGAATGGCGGCTCGCCACCATAGAAGCCCGACGTTTTCTGGACGATATCAGCCAGTTTCGAAGCGTTCTCGATTTTCTCTTTCTCGCCCGGGGCCAGCAGGTCAGTCCATGAAATGGTGACCTCTCCATTTGTCGGCGGTTCGATAATGCCCAGAGTCCAGAAGCGTTCCAGCAAGGCGGTGATTCTGTCAGTCAGGAAGCCGTTGCGGCGGGTATTGCGGCGAATGGCCCAGTCGGTTTTATCCTCATCGCTTGCCAGGCGCCCGGTCTGCTGTCCAAACAGGATGGTGAACGGGATTTGAACGGATGCTGCCAGTTCGTTTGCGGTAACTTCCCACGTTGGCCCCGGGTCACCAGGTGTAACGCTCAGGACGTGCATTTGTCCGGCCTGCATAACCGCCGCTGCATCGGTGCCGCGGTTAAGCTTGTTGACCTTATCGCCCATCGCTTCGCCGAGGTCGGTATAACCAGCTTTCTTAGCCTGATCGGATAGCGTTGCCATGTCGGTTTTTTCGCTGAACTCAACCGCAATCTGCCGGCTGGCGTTCTTCAGGAAGCCCTCAGCGCCACCGCCGGAAATCTTCTCAAGGTCGAGCCCTTTGTTGTATCCGGCCTCAAGCAGCGGGATACCCGACAGAACGTTGTCATCCTCTGAACCTTCGCAGAACAGGATTACCCTGCTCGGATGCACTGGCTCACCGCGCGTCGGTCCGACGAAAGCCTCGTCTCCAACCGGCTGCTCGTTGAAGTTGAACATCTTCGGCTGGCCGAACGTCTCGGACTGGCGATCGTTATCCCATTCGGCAACCGTCAACTGCGGCTCCCATACAGGGATCAGCTTAACCAGAGCCGCTTCACCGAGCTTCTTCACCAGAGTGGTGTCGACTTCCTTATCCCATGACCGGTTATCTTTGATCTGCAGTAACAGCGCGGAGTATCTCCCCACCATATTACGGCGATCGGCATCCTTCACCTTCGGCCACCATTTCTTCATGAACCTGGTGACGTTCTTTTCCCACGGGTTGGTTTTCTTTGCCTCCTGGGACTCATCACCGTCAACGATGACCGGATAGTCCTGCCAGCATCCATCAAGAAGGCGATGCACAACAGCGAAGCCTGCGGCGTTGCGCCGGTACATGTTGTAAAAGTCATGGAAGGTAATGGTTCGCGGGTAGCCAAACTCCTGATAGAGAGTCGGGCGCTTGGTATTGCCCCCGCCGATACCAATGGCGTTAAGGTAATTCGCTCGCCGCATTTCAGTGGCGAGATTGTTCACAGCCAGTTGAAGGCCGTTATCTTGTTCGCTCACTGGCGATGCTCCTTAGAAGAATACTGTGCCGACCTGCTTGCGGTTGTTCTTCGCCACGGCAAAGTAACGAAAGCTGTCGGCGCCGTGCGATGTGAAGTCGTGAAGGGGTTTGTCTTTCCAGCAGCCGCGCTTGTCGTCCCACTCCTTGCGGTAACCTTCAAGGTGGGAGATGCCAACAGCACACTTTTCCTCATCGAAAACGCAGGATTTGAGGATTTCACGCACCGACTCGATGCCGGTGTCGATCCCCGCTTTCGGCACAACGCGGAAGTTCATCGAATACATCCTGCCATCAATCTCGTAGCCCTCGCGCGCCAGCTCCTTGCGAGACTTCGCATCAGCAGCAAACTCGCGGTTCTCAATGTCGTGCGGGCCCCAGTGCTCACCGTACTCATAGCCGCGGTCTTTGAGCACCTTCATGTAGTGCCTAAGCCCCTCGCCAGAGTTTTCGTAGTAGTCGATGACGTGGAACTCTTCGCCGACCTCGCGAACGAACCAGATCGCCGTGGAGTCGCCCACACCAATATCCCAGAACGTGTGAACCGGTAGATGTGAGTTATCCGGGATTTGGCCGATCCGCTTGTTGGTGTAGAGCCAGCGGAATTGTTTGGCGTAGTACGCGCCCTCGACCGACTGCTGGAAAGCCTCGGCCGGAATGGTCGGGTATTCGCGCTTCATGTCGTCGCCGAGCGTCTTTTCTTTGGCGTAATACCACGCCTTCTGCCGTTCGTTAACGACTACGCCGTGTTTCGCCTCCATCTCAGCGAAGTATTCAAGCAGGCGCGCCGGCAGCGGTTCTACCGGGTCAATTGCGTACTGCGGATTCTTCCACCAGGAGAAGAAGAAAAACTTCCAGTCCAGCGCAGATAACGGCTTTCCCTGTAGTAGCGCTTTCTCTGCCGTCTGGCAGTAATCGAAGAAGTAACCCGCCCGGCCCTCTGCGGTGCTCTCGATAGTAGCAAAGCATCCTGTCGATACCGCCTCAAACGCACCAGTGACGATTTCACGGGCTTTGTCAGGATACTTGGCGCATATCTTTCCGAACTCGGAAACATGCAGGTAACGCAGCGTACCGCCACGGAATGAAGTGCTTACGTAGAGAGAACCGCCCTTCTTAAAGACCAGCTCACCGGCTGAGTCGTTGCTCGCCGGATTGGCTGCCTTTATCTCGGCCGGCAGCTTGTCGTAGGCATATTTCACCTTTTCCCGAAACAGGCGCTTTGCGTCATTCAGCGTGTGGGCAATCAGCGCGCACTTTGCCGACTCGAACAGAGCAGCGTCGAGCTGGATGATGCACACCTCTGTGGTGAGGCCGAGCTGGCGAGCTTTCAGGATGATGTTGCGGGTATGGATCCCCTCGAAGTATTCCCGCTGCTCCGGCGTCATCCTGAAGCGAGTCGGCTTACCTTCTTTGTCGGTTATCCAGTAAAGATTGTTCAGCCGCCAGTCTTTATCAGCTAGCAGCTTGAGATGCTCAGGCTTCATTACACCCCCTGAGACAGTGAATCCATCAGGTTAGACAGGTCATCAACCGTCTTATTGCCTTCCTCGGTGTCGAGGTTATACGCCTTACGCTCAGCGTTTATCACTTTTATCTGAGCATCGACACCGGCAGTGATCGAGCGAGACATTGAGGCGTGATTGTCTTCCGTAATTTCTGCGTCTTCGAGGAAGTCGCGGAGCTTATTGGTGATGCCGCGCCATGCCGCCAAACTTTCCCGATGAGCCATGACTACAGCGGCCGCCTCATCGGATGCCCGGTCAATAATCTGCTCATCAGTAACCACTGGTGACTGGTTACCGTCTTTGGTTACCGACTTGGTTACCTTGGCTTTCGTTGCCGCCCTGACCTTTTCTGTCAGGTCGCGCTGCCATCCTTCTTTGTTAGCTCTCTTCAGGATGGTGGCGTGGTTAACGCCATGCTTTTCCCCGATGGCCCTTACTGACAATGAACCAGCCCGGTAAGCCGATTCAATGGCCTCCCAATCTGGTGTTGCCATAATTTTGTCCTCGCCTTGACATTATCGAGCCACCTCTGGAAGTGGCTCTGTAATGCCTATCGCGCGATCATTTCTTAACACTGTCCGGCATCACCGCACCAACAACGCCAGCCAGCGCTACACCGCCAGCGATGACGGTTTCCTGAATGCCCGGAGGCATCTGATAGCCAAATACGCCAGCAATGACCAGGATGATGCCGCGCCAGGTTGACGGCTCTTTCAGCCGGTTGATGAGATAGTTCATAGGTTCCCCGTATTCACGATAAAAAGACTTCTCGCTCTGCCTTGCGCCGATTGGTGAGGCCGGGCATTACCTTGCCGCCTGACCGGTTCCAGCGAAGGAACTCATCAGCTGCGCCTTTCACATCACCTGCATTCAGCTTCTTCATCAGCGTTGATGTGGATAGCGCTCGCGTACCGATGTTGTAGGCAAGCGACACAAGCGCGTCGTACTGATTCTGGGTGACGGAAACTTTGAGCATCTTGCTTACCGCCTGGTCAAAGCTCACCACGCCAGTGCGCAGCAGACGATCCGCCGTCGCGTCGTCAATCTTCATCCCGGGCTTGATAGGCTTGCCGTCTACTTTCCCCGTCCAGCCGTAACCAATCGTCCAGGATCACCGCCGGTGCCGGGTCGGGATATGCAGTTAACCTGCAACCCTCAAATCGCTTAATCAGCGCGATACCGTTATTACTGATTTGCATCTTTAATCCCCGTCAGGCGCTCCCAGAAATAGGTCAACGCTACGGAGCCCATCGCGCCGCTTATCCCCGCGGTTGCCAGAATCATGTAAATGCTCAGTCCGCTTTCAATGCTCACCAGGCCAGCAATAACGCCGGTAAACCCTGAAACCACCATTTGGGCAAGAGCATTGATCAAGCTCCATGTAGCCTTGCTCTGCTTCACATCTATCAGGTAGCGGACAAGTCCACCCCAGCAAGCAATGATCAGCAGAACCAGCCAGGACATCCCGGCAATGCTCTCTTTGTCTTGCATACGCTTAGCCATAGTTACCGCCTCCGATGAAAGATCGGGAAGCTGTGTGTGAGAAGGTCGGGGCCGTCGGGCTGATTTACCAACAAAGCGTCGAGGGTGATTCCCGCGACCCTGAAAATTAATTTCTATTGAACTCGCCAAAATATTTTTTAGCTGCTTCTTGATATGCGTGATGAGCCTCCAGCTTGGTATGAAAGTTACCCAAGCTGATTGCTTTTTTATTTACCACTATTCTTGCTCGCCAAGGCTTTTCTCTTTCGCCAGATTCAAAGCAAACTCCCTTAAACCCAGATTTGTTATTTTTGTATTTGGGCTTGTTCTGCCGATTCTGATTTATGGTGCAGAGCCTGAGATTTGCTATCCTGTTGTCGCCCTTATCACCATTGATATGGTCAATTTCCATGCCTTCAGGTATTTGCCCGTTTGCAACTATCCACATGATTCGATGAAGACCGACAATGCGGCCCAGAGCACAAACCATGTGGTAGCCGCAGTTATTGATACTGACAGGTACTTCTCCTGCTTTTGCTACGCCAGAATTTATAGCGCGCTTGATTAACCCATTCTCAGGGTCGCATTCGAAAAACTTCTCAATATCTTCTTTTTTTGGATCGTTAGGCATTGCGTTTACCTTCTTTGAGATGAACCTTTGTCGCATAGGAAATCAGCCCGTCGAGGCTCGCCAGCACTAACTGACTTCCTCAAAGGCTCATTTCAAAGTGATTGGTTCGACGTTATTTGGATGCGCATGCGAAGCGCGAAAAAAAAACCCGCTCAAGGCGGGAAGGAATACCAAGGGTAAAAAGTGACGGCGGGTAGCCGTAATGGTCCCAAGGTAGAGGGATTGGAGCATCTGGCGGGGATCGAACCCGCATATTCTGGTTGGAAGCCAGACGTAATTACCAAACTACGACAGATGCAATCTGGTTCAGGGCTCTTGCGCGGCGGGTGTCGACGTGTCGTGCAGCACGTCTCTACCCAAGAGCCCTGACCGGATCGCACAACCACACTTTCGCAGTGGCCGCGCTCATGCCCTTGAGTCCATGCCGCTCATCGCCGCTTATAACCGGTGCGCGTCTGGCATTCGCGCTGCTTTACCGGAGCTTCTTTTGATATAAGAACCTTGACCCGTCGCTACACAGGCTCACTCAATGGCGACTCAGGGGAGCATCACGACTGCTCCATTGCCTTGCGGCTGCGGTCTTACAGTTCATTTATGCATTTTTTCACCCTCCAGAAACGGAAAAGGCCCGACGTTTCCGCCAGGGCCTTTTTATTCTTCATGCCGCCACTTAAAGTTAAGGCAGCATATCAAAGTAGACTCAAATATGACGCATTTAATCCAGTTTTGCAAGACTTGAGTCTAAATTTGTCGCCTTTTGTTGTGAACGTGATCGCGTTACCTGCAACAGGGCATCGCTATCAAGGCGCCGCAAGGTGGTTTTCATCTCCTCCCATCGCTCTGTAAACGTTTCTGACCAGTTCTTCGGGGTTACTCCGACCAGAGCGGCAAGTTTTTGGTATTCATACGTCTCCCGCCCTGCCAGCTCGGCTTTGACGTCTTGCGCTGCCAGCCAGATAAGTTGACGAAGGCGATCGACAGTCTTCTTCGCAATGCGTACGCCAGCCAGCTTCTCGCTGAATTGCTCCCATGCCCACTGGGTGATCGTCTCCTGGTGCTCCCAGCGGATATTGTCGCTGTAATTCCAGAGCAACCAGGCTTTCTGATGCTCTTCCAGCGACAGCAGAGCCCGGCGCCAGCTTGCCGTCGAATACTCAACGGGCAGAACGAGAGCGATTGATGAACCCTTAGCGCGGGACTGGCTGCCGCTCATCGGTGGGCCATCCGGGTTAACCATTTTTTGCTTTGCCTCGCTATACACCTTCTTCCGTCCCCGGCTGCGCGCCGTAGCGGTGAATTGCGCGTTCTCTGCAAAGGCTACCAGTTGCCCTTTCGTCGCACCGCTCAGATCGGCGGTGGCCACTATCAGCTGCTGGCGAACAAATTCCAAGTATTGAGCTGTCATGCTGCTTCTCCCAGGCGCTTATAGATACGGACGAAATTGCGTAATATTTTGTAGTCAACCAGTACGGTGCCGCGGCCACGCAAGAGCCGGAGCTTTTGCCAGCGGTCGCGGATGAGTTCGATAACGTCACGGCTCATTTGCCAGCCCTCGCCATAGCCTTGGACATCGCCTTATATGCCCTGAGCACATACGCGCTCTTTCCGTACAGGGTGATCTGGAAGGTGAGCCCGCGAGACTCCTGTGTATTTACCGGGAAGCGTCCAGTCCGGCATCAGCAATGCGCCCGCCATGGCCAGTTGCCAAAATGGTCCCGTCAGCCAGATGCGGGAATATGCCCCTTCGTCGCTATAGGTGATCTTCATGCGGCCTCCCGTTGTTTTATGAGCGCACGGCGTAGCGCGCTGTAATGGCGCCTGATGCCTTCCAGTTCTTCGATGGTGTATCGGTGAGGGGTGTTGTTGTTTTCGAGCGCCTCGACGCGCTCAGCGCCGATTTTCTCTACCAGAGCAATGCGGTACTGCTGCTGATTCCCTGACATCTGCACGTTGCAGTGATGACACTGCTTGTGAATGTTGTCCTCGTTGTAGCGCAGGTGTGATGCTTTACCGCGGGAACGGTAATGACCTGCCTCCCACTGAACTGTTTCGAACGTGCCGCAGCTGATGCACGGCAGATCGTGGTCACGCTCGCGGATATAGTCGTTAACGACACGTTGGGTCATATCTTCCCAGTGACGGAGAGGTTTCACCGCAGCTTTGCGTTGGCGCCAGGCTGCGCGCTCTTTCTTCTCTTTCGCCTGGGCCTGCTTTTCGCGCTTCTTCTCCAGTTCCTGCATGGCAAATTCAGCGCCATGCTCAGGGCAGCACCAACGATGGTTTTCGAATGCTGGGGTGAATTTTTCCCGGCAGATTTTGCACCGGCGTTGAGCACGTTTAAGCATGTGGCCTCCGTGCTCTCAGGCGTAGCCACTTCTTATCGACCAGGCGGGCGGTGTAGTCTTTCAGGGTCGGTATGTCGGAAGGCTTTACTTCTACCTTGCGCTTGCGGCGTGCCGGCACGCGGAAGATGCCGCGTTCCATTACTTTGGCGAGAAGGCTGCTCATCAGGCCTCCTGCTTTTGCTGCAGTTGCTGATATTCGCAACCATGTGGAATGGTGAGAGCCAGACCAAACTGAGCGCACCAGGCCTCTACTTTGGTCAGGAAGATGTGCATTTCGCCGGTATCAAGATCGGAGGTATGCCGGGGTTCCCAGGTTGTGGTTTTCTCACCGGTGATGAAGTCGGTGTATGTCACCTCTTCGCAGCCGAGATAGGTCTTTTTGAGGTTGCGCTTAACCCACTCAGGAGTTGCGTCGGTACGCCCGGAGTTAATCAGGTATTCGCTGATTTCCGCGTACCACATGTGACTTAGTGCGTTCTGGCTCAGGCTGCGTTTTTCGCGCCACTCTTTGACCTGCAGGCGCAGGCATTTCCCGTCAGAGAGCTGCTCCTGAAGAATCTTGCCTATAGCGCTGAAGTTGCCGCTGTGCAGCTTGATGCCGCATTGAGGGATGTTCACGCTTCACCTCCGCAGAGGTCAAACGCTGAATGCAGAAAATCGCCGGTAGCTTTCGCCATCGGTGACAGGGATTGCTGTGTGGTTTTGTGCGCCATGTGTCCCCACTTGGCGCCGGAAGTAAGTCGTCAGTTGCTCAGGCTGACGAGGTAATTATCGCCCTTCCCGGGGATAAAAGCAAAATGAGCATATACGAGAAAATCGCTATTTTTTCTCGTTCTGACTGGCCATTTCCAGATAGCGCGGATCGGATGCTCGGGGTAGCTGGATGCTCTGCTCGCGGTAGTAGCGGACGCGCTCCATGAAATACTCGCTCAGGTGCTCAGGCTGCTCTCTGGTTACCGCTTCGGCAACAACCGGCATATTCAAGCGCTCTTTGTACGCGACGCCGGACGCTGCCAGGTCGACGTGGACCTTGTCCTGCTCGTCTTTTGACTTTGATGCGATGTTGAAATCAGACATAGAAATCCCCTCTGCTGTAGAGGGGATTTTATATCACGGATTGGCTTACTGCGCGGCTTTGCGTACCTGTCAGGTATTATTTACCTTCGATACCTGCCTGTTTAAATGCCTCGATCAAGCGAGTGGCGTCTTCTCTCCCCCCAGGAAGTACATTTGACTTTTTAAGAATATACGGGGGGAATTTAGTTGTAAGATACTGATGTTTAAACCATCGACGAAATTCAGATAGGGCCCCGTCAGGATAAGCATTGATTATTTGTGGATTAGACCGAGCTTGAAGGAAATCTTCGGGGTAATAATGCTCACAATCCACCCGTTCACCAAATTCGCGGCTCAACTCTTGGCTGTTCCAATGGCGAGCCCAGCAACTTCCGACACTTCCATCAGGGACAGTGTGCTGGTTTATAGCCAAACCAGCGTTGATAAGATCAACCATCATACCTGCAATTTCGTTGAAGATGATAAAGTAGCCGTCAGGGATTGAGCCCTTATCTTTGAGCAGAGAAACCCTGTCGTGATAATGCCGCCATGGGTCTTCAGGCTGATATTTTAGAGCTTCATAGATGAAAGCTTTAAGGCCTTTTTTTGCCAGTTCACGGTATGATCTGATAGCAGTTTCACTTTCAGCCTGCTTAGCCTCGAATGCATAATATTCCAAAATTGCCATGCAGACGATATCTGGATAAGCATGATACTCAACACCATTGCGAATGACCGGGATATACAATTTTTCATCAGTAAACCCTTCATTCAGAAGGTATGTACCAATAAATGTCATCCTTCCTTTCCGGAAGATTCCATGTTCGACTGACTGTGCCCATTCGTCAGTAATTTCCTTAATCCTTAATCGCTGAACACCACAGACGTTTGCAAGCCCACTTTGTGTGAGGTATGGAATCCCGTTATCAAGAACCCCCATCTCAATACCATTTATTACCGCTTCTTGTTTAACCTCTAAATCGAGAGGAATTGTCCTCAAATAGGTCGATCTCTGCTGTGGCATGATTATGCTTATTCCTTTGATTTATATAAAAATTCAGGGTGTTCCCTACTTTAGAAAACACCCTATAATAGCGTGGCTAAAAATAAAAATACTCAAGTGAGATCATGTTTTAACTTAGATGCTGGCTGCGCTTTGATATGCAGGCGAGGCTTGGCTCCTGCGGGGCGCATGGAGGCGGCATCCAGTGGGTTATCTCGTTTTCGATAGCATCGCCGCAATGATAAAAAGTCTGTGTTTTATGGCTGTAGTGACCGCTTGTTACTTCTCCAATTTCAGCATCCCATAGGATTACCGATATGCGGTCTTCAGGCATCCGCTCGCTTACCGGAATCCATTTACCCGGCACGGTAGCGACGCTCTGCACCGAGTTGAGAGCGGGGGTATCATGCGGCGCGGCTGCGAGCATGGCGACATAAGCGCATTCCATTGGACCGGGAGCTGGCCTGTCATGGATTTGAATTTGGGTAATGACTCCAACTTACTGATAGTGTTTTATGTTCAGATAATGCCCGATGACTTTGTCATGCAGCTCCACCGATTTTGAGAACGACAGTGACTTCCGTCCCAGCCTTGCCAGATGTTGTCTCAGATTCAGGTTATGTCGCTCAATGCGCTGAGTGTAACGCTTGCTGATTACGTGCAGCTTTCCCTTCAGGCGGGATTCATACAGCGGCCAGCCATCCGTCATCCATACCACGACCTCAAAGGCCGACAGCAGGCTCAGAAGACGCTCCAGTGTGGCCAGAGTGCGTTCACCGAAGACGTGCGCCACAACCGTCCTCCGTATCCTGTCATACGCGTAAAACAGCCAGCGCTGACGTGATTTAGCACCGACGTAGCCCCACTGTTCGTCCATTTCAGCGCAGACAATCACATCACTGCCCGGCTGTATGCGCGAGGTTACCGACTGCGGCCTGAGTTTTTTAAGTGACGTAAAATCGTGTTGAGGCCAACGCCCATAATGCGGGCGGTTGCCCGGCATCCAACACCATTCATGGCCATATCAATGATTTTCTGGTGTGTACCGGGTTGAGAAGCGGTGTAAGTGAACTGCAGTTGCCATGTTTTACGGCAGTGAGAGCAGAGATAGCGCTGATGTCCGGCAGTACTTTTACCGTTACGCACCACGCCTTCAGTAGCTGAGCAGGAGGGACAACTGATGGAGATGGAAGCCACGGGAGCACCTCAAAAACACCATCATACACTAAATCAGTAAGTTGGCACCATTACCTTGAATTTGGCTACGCTCGTAATGAGCAGCAATACCTGAAGAAATCATTTCATCCGTCGGTACCTTTGGCGCCATCACGTAACCATCCGGAATTACCGGAGAGTTGCCATCCTGACCACACGCACGGCGCGTGATACCCATTTCACCGACAATCCATCCTTCATCGCCACACCGTTCGCAGTTATGAATGCCCTCGATTTCCATGATGCGTTCATCGTCGGTTGGCTGGCGCTGCCGCCACGCTTCACGCTCAGCTTTCAACGACAAAGCGAGATACTGTTCCATTGATGTTTTTGCTCCGGCGATAATTTCATCCAGCACATCATCGGTTAGCTCTTTATCTGGCTCCGCTGGCACTACCGGAGTTGGCTGCGGCAACATAGCTTTGAATGCTTCGATATTGGCGTCGTGTTCTGCACGCTCTTCTGGCGTCATAGCCTCAAGTTCTGCGTAATGCTCAGCCCTGCGTTGAATAGCATCCAGCACCAGTCTGGTTTTAACTCCTTTACCGAAGCGCATTCCGGGCTCCAGAAATACGGGGCATGGCAGCGTTTCCGGGTATTCCGGCGCTGACTGCGCGTGGCGATAGAGCGGTTGTACATTCTCAAATTCAGCCATCCAGTAATGGCCTACCTTTTGGCTTACAGTTATCGCTGGTATGCCAATGTCGTTATTGTTGTGCATCCACGCCACAGGCTCGCATGACTCCTGCGCCAGTTCGGTGATATCAGTTGTCATACTGCACCTCCAAAAATCCATTGATTGCCAGCGTGAGCCTGAAACTTGCACGACGTATCTGGCAGCCGTAATTCCTCTACCGCCTCACCTGTTTCTACGTAGTAATAATCGCTATCTGTAACGTTGTTGATGAATAGCGCCTCTTGCTCACGTTCTGACATTCCGCCTATTATTTTCATCAGCTTCTTGGCTACCGGGCGGTAATCTGGTTCTACGCCAGCCAGTTTTGCCGCAGCATAGTTATGATGCCCATCCATCAGAATGGTGTATTGAACCCCGCGCAGAACAACGGGATGTACATTGACGATGAAGCGTTTAAACCGGGTCGCTCTCTCGTTAACAATGCTCATATTGAGATAGCGCTGACTGCTAATAAGCTGGCCTTTGATGATGCTCATTTGTCGGCCCCCTCGCGCAGTTGCTTGGCGAAGTCGTCAGCAGCAAGTGCAACCCCTTTTGCTAAAGCGTCAAAAAACTGGTCATCACCAGGAATTCGAAGTTTTGCCGCGAACTTCTCAACTCCGCGCGCCTCGGTCTCTGCAAAAATGCGATCGGTGGCGGAATGCTTTTCTCTGGCGTCACGAATAAAATCCTCTGCCTGCATGGTCATGCCGACGCCAAATTCATATTTCATCAGCGCCTTTTGCATTACGAATGCGCCACCCTGAGCGACATCAGTTAGTCGCTTATTCTCCGCCGCCAGCTGCTGGTACGCTTTCGCCAGCTTCAGGAACTTCTGCTCTCTGATCGACAGCTCGCCTGCGCTCTCCAGGGAGGCGATGAGCTCGTTTACTGCCTGTAGTGTGATAGTCATGCTGATGTTCTCCCGTAAACAGCCAGTACCCGCTTCATCGCCGGGCTTTGCCGACACTCCTGAAATATTCCGTTGGTGCAGTTGCGCGCGGTTCCGGCCTGCTCTTCCGGTGTCGCCAGGCGATAAGTCACCGTTCGCCAGACCTTACTCACGCGCACAATCTTCCTGGCCCGCTCCAGGTCGATAGCGTTCTTCGTGATGCAGTTGATGGTCATACCACACTCTGCGGACACATCCTTCGCAGTGAAGGTCCGGTGCGTTTCGAGATAACGCAGAATTTCCTGTTTGCCTTTCATCGCCTTAGCACTCATAGTCAGCCTCCTGTTGCATCTGGCCGCTGTAGGTGAAATCTACCGGGTCCAGGCCTGAGTAGCGGCTGCTGAAGTGGTAGGTCTTTTCTGCCCCCGGCGCATGGCGGGACTTCACACAGATGATTTCGGTGATGCCTTTCAGTTCGGTGTTTTCGTTGTACTTCTCATCCCGGTAAACCATGAAGATCACATCTGCTTCCTGCTCAATGACGCCAGACTCTCGCAGGTCTGCGGCAACGGGACGCTTATTAGCGCGCTGCTCCAGGTTTCGGTTCAACTGGGCCAGAGCGATGACCGGACAACGCAATTCTTTCGCCAGGTTCTTCAGACCAGTGGCGATCTCCCCTACGCTGCGGTTCATGTTCTCCGGGTCAGACATGCGCATCTTCTGGAGATAATCGACGATTATCACGCCCAGTCCGCCCAACTTCTTACTCATACGCCGCGCTTCCGCACGCACCTGGTGAACGCTTAGGGACGGCTTATCGTTGATGTAGATCGGAGAGTCGATGAACTCCTTCATGCAGTGACTAACCTTCCCCCATGCCTCGTCCATTTTCCCGCTAACCTTGCTCAGCAGATCTTCTTTGCTTACCCGCGCCCGGTGGAAAGCGACTCGCTCAGAGATTTGTTCCACTGGCATCTCGAGACTGAAGAACAGCACCGGCTTTTTGTTTTTCAGGCCGACTGTCTCGGTCACGGTGGTGCTGAACATGGTTTTCCCCATGCCCGGTCGACCGCCAACAACGATGAAATCTGTGTTGTTAAACCCGCCAAAAGCGCTGTCGATGGTTGCCATGCCAAGCTCGGTTTTGTGCTTCCAGATATCGCCGCTAATAATCGACTGGATGGCCTCTAACGACATGTCGATCCCGGTGGTGATGTGCTCAGTGCCATAGTCCGCACTGTGCTCAATACCGGAGATATCGGCCTGTATGTTGCCGATGATGTCAGCGATACCCTCACTGGATGGTTCGGACAGTTTCTGGATACCTACCTGCAGGGCTAGGGTCATACGACGTCCAAGGTGCATTTCCCGTAGCTTTTCGCAGTAGGCGGCCAGGTTAGCGAACGATGGCGTGTTTTTGCTGCATTCAGCCAGGTAAGCGAATCCCCCCGCACTTTCCAGCGCGCCAAGCCGTTCAAGATCGCTGGTCAGCGTAAGCAGGTCTATCTTCGAACCGGATTCGTTGAGTCGCTTATATGACCGCAGAGCCACTTTGTGGGGCGTTGCTGTGAAGTGGTCCTCAGTCAGCCCCTCAATCGCATCGGTAGCCATGTCGGCGCCATCTGCGCGACCTGCTGCAAGCATTATTCCGCCAATGACGGCCTGCTCAACGTATAAATCAATAAAACGGCTCATGCTTTGACTCCCTTGCGCTCACGGTGCTCGTTGATGGCCTGCTCGTAGACAGATCCCCAGTTCTTCGGATTCAGTATCCAGTCGAGAGTCAGCCATGGCTGATCGCCTCTGGTGCTGAACAGGGAAGACTTGCTAATCAGCTCGAAGGCCATTCCCATGTGCTTCAGTTCTCGCCAGTTGCCCTGGGTGGTTTTGCCGTTCCACACAGCTTCCAGGTCTCGATAGGCCGGACGGCGGCGGTTCCACTCATGCAGTGAAACGGCCTTCGAAGGGAATTTTTCATTCCAGAGCTTGATGATCTCTTCGTGCGGGCAGGCTTTCGGGTTGCTTCCATGACCATCTGCCCATATCAGGGCGTCTGACAGGTATCCATCAAATCGGGTCATACGACACAGGTTCTCTGGCTTGAAGCTGTGACCCCAGTTCACATGGGCCCAGCGGATAACCAGCTTCAGCTCTTCAGCGGTGTAGCACTGGTCTTTGCTCTTCACCGTGGAGAGAGCTTTCTCAAAAGGTGCCAGCGCAGCACAGCGACTACCCGTTAGCTCGTTGAAGTAATCCATCACTTCCTGAGCGAGTGAGTTTTCCCCCTTGGGGGATTTAGGGGGATCTTTTCTTTCTTTCTTTTGAATAGTTTCTTTTGTGTTTAGCTGAGTTGGCTTATGGGTATTAGCTGACTTGGCTAATGTTTCATTAGCTGTTTCGGCTAATGATTTGCCATTTTGGCTAATGCTGAAATTCCAGTCAGAAATCACCTTATTCACCCCGATCGCCAGGCCGTTGGTAACAATGATGTTCATCGCAATCATCTCGTTCTTGGCCTTGCAGACATGCGTATGGTGAATGCCGGTCATTTCTGCAATCTGGGTATTGGTAATGCGGTCAAACTTTTTCCCGAACCCGTAAGTTTTGCGTATCACCGCCAGAACGACCTTCAGCTGGCGAGCCGTTAAATCAGCAGCCATAACCGCTTCCAGCAGCTCGTTAGCGATGCGGGTATACCCATCATCGATATCTGCCACCTGACGCTCCACGACCGTTACAGACGGTCTGATAGGTATTACTTTTGCGAGGCTACTCACGGCCTTCCTCCTTCCGTTTCAGCTCTTCCAGGATGGCGCGCATTTTCATGCCAACCACCGGGTTAACCGAGCGAATGAAGCGGTCGCGGGTAACATTTTTGTGTGTTTGTGCCTGGTAAAATCTGTTGCTCTTAGGCATAATTACTCCTGTGAATTTGTTCAGTTAATTCGCATCAGGCCTCAAAGTGTTGCGAGCACTTTGGGGCCATCTCTTTTCTGAGAAGACTTGCCACCTCCTTTGCCAGACGGGACAAATCGTCGTCGACAACGCCCCACTCAAGAACAGCCAGTAACATCGCCATTTTCGGCACCCACGATGATTTCCAGCGCGTAACCTGCGACTCATTGACGCCTACAGCCATGGCCACTTTTTTCCCTCCCATGAGAGAGATGCGATTCAGCAGCCATGTCTCGATGCGACGTGCGTTGTCCTTATTGCGTTTAATTGCGTTCTCCATTTGTGATACTTCCTCTGGTGTTGATTGAAAGGCCGCCGGTTAGGCGGCCGGAACGCCCTTCGGTGAAGGGAATAGCTTTGGAAGGTCTGGTCTAATTTGATGCGCCTGAACCTCCCCATTAGTTGCATTTACGATGCTGTTTACATGTTCAGGCGAAACCTTGGCCTTGTTGTGGAGCCACTTGTAAACCGCCTGCTGAGAAACATCGCAGGCTTCACCAAGCTTTTTCTGAGAGCCGACAATATTAATTGCGGTTTTAATGGTTGGGTTCATGACAACCTCCGTAGTAAATACAAACAAAGAATAAAACCTTAGTTGTATTTAGTCAACAACCATTTTCGTTTGCCGCTATAAAACCATGGTTGTAAATTGAGAAGATGAAAACGACACTTGCAGAACGATTAAGAGAAGCCAGAAAGGCTGCCGACATGACCCAGAAGACTCTGGGAGATGCTGTTGGGGTTAGTCAGGCTGCGATCCAGAAGATTGAAACTGGAAGGGCTGCGCAGACCACAAAATTGCTCGATATAGCCAAGGCTTTAAGGGTGAGACCTGAGTGGCTTTCTTCGGGAACTGGCGCCATGAGAGCTGATGGTGACGATGATAAGAAGCCATCACACATAAATCATGATGTGTTCAGGGTCGACATTTTGGATCTGGCCGTCAGTGCCGGCCCGGGCATTGTGAATCAGGAGTTCGTGGAGATTCTCCACTCCGTTGAATATGCGCCAGCGGAAGCGCGCCACATGTTCGATGGGCGCAAGGCTGAGAACATCAGGATCATCAACGTCCGGGGCGACAGCATGTCTGGCACGATTGAGCCTGGCGATCTGCTGTTCGTCGACATCAGCGTTAAGAGCTTTGACGGCGACGGGATATACGCCTTCCTGTACGACGACACAGCCCACGTCAAGCGCCTGCAGAAGATGAAGGACAAGCTGCTGGTTATCTCAGACAACAAGAGCTATGCAGCCTGGGACCCGATCGAGAAAGACGAGATGAATCGGGTGTTCGTGTTCGGCAAGGTGATCGGCAGCATGCCGCAGACGTACAGGAAGCATGGGTAGCCATCAGCCTATCGAAGCGATTAAGTAATTTTTATGACCACTATCTTTCAAAGGTTGATGCTTGGTGTATTATGTTGAAAATCGCTTATATGCTCAAAACCGTGTCAACAAAAAAACTATCATTTTGTGCCTGATTGTTCATTTTTTGCTCGCTCACGGTTGAAAACCTCTTTAACGGATCCTATATAAGGAGTATAGTTAGTGACCCATCAGCCAGACGTTCAAAATTTGAACAAGGTAATCTTTGATGGCTTGTATGCGCGTATTCTGCATGTTGTTGCAAAAGCGCTATCACAAACCAAGCTTTTCTCTTTTGATATCGAGTTTCTGCAAGCAGAAAATCCTAGTTATCGTGAACGAGCAAATTTGCTGGCAGAAGTTCACAGGGACATGAGAAAAGTAGCAGAAGCACTAAACTTCGACTACCAGGCTGAAGTTATTGGGGAGTATGTCCATCTGATGCATGAAATGGCTACGGCTATTGAAGAAGGAAACGAAGAAAAACTTCAGGAAGTCATCAGAACATTGGACCAAAAACCTTTTATTTGTCTTTAACTTGAGAGCGCGGATCAACCTGGAGGGTATACAATGACTCAGAAACAAATCTCGCAACTATTTGCTGACATTGAAAAAAAGCTTAGTCGTGCAGAATTGCTTACCGACATCATAAGCAGAAACTTACAGCAAGCTTGCAAAAAAGCAGCTTGATAAATTCTGAAACCCGGCCCGTCAGCCGGGTTTTTATTGCCCCTACTCTTCCCTCAGCATCAGCACGTCCAGTGCCAACTCTACTGCCAGCTCTACCTGGTCACCCTGCCACAGCACCTGAATCATCTCTATCAGCGCCTCTCTTGATGGCTCTCGCTTCTCAACCAGCAGCTGCATAACCGCTATCCCGATGACCTGCGCTATCTGCGGGTGCATCTCTGCGAAAAACTCATCCTCATTCGACATGGCGCTACCCTCTTTGGCATTTTTTTGAGCTTACCAGCACGCTTTACAAAAATAAATAACCAATAAAAACAACCAAATAAAACCATTACAGCCATTTAAACAACTATTGTTGTTGACTATAAAACAACTATGGTTTTAAATTAACTCATCCAAACAACAACGTTGGCGCCGGTAATAGGTAACAACGCTCCGTTAGCCGCGATAAGGCAAAGGTGAAGAGATGACATCAGTAAGATTGACGAATGCTTTACGCGAACAGATCGCTAAAAACGCACTGGCAAAATCAGGGGTTATCACCGCTATTGAAGCCCTTGACCTTAAACGCCAGGAAGTTGCAAGAGATGCTCGCATCGCCGCTTTTGGCGGCAAAGAGCAGGCCGACAAGGTCGATAAGCAATATGAAAAGCTTGAGAAATTAGAGGCAGAGCTTCGCTGTGCTGGCGCTTCGCTTCACATTTCTGGCAATCCGCAAAGCTCAATCAACATTGCAATTTCCGGTCGTCGTCTTGGCTGGTGCTCATACGGAAGAACCAACGAAGGAAAAGAAATTTTCCTGGTTACTCCGAATCGCGATCTGTGTCTCTTTGGCGCTGAGCGTGAGATTACAAAGCGTTTCGATTCTCTTATCGACGAAGAGCAAAAGCTCAACGCCAGGAAAAAAGAAATAGAGGCGACTGTTTGGGCAGCACTCAAATCCGTAACTACGCTGAGTCGCCTTGTAGAAGTGTGGCCGGAAAGCAAAGAGCTTATCCCTGAAACCATAAACAGCGCCAAGGCTGCCCTGCCTGCATTAAAGGTAGAAGACCTTAACAGGTTAATAGGCCTCCCCACTGAATCGGCAGAAGTATAGCTCAGTGTTTAACGCAAAGGAGTAGCAAATGATCCGCGAAGAAGACAAGCCTGCATGGCGTAATTTTTGGTTAAAGGTCGTTCCGTTTTTGGTTGCTGTCCTTTTTTTAGCTTCGCATGCTGGGGTGGAAAATGAGCAAAGAAAACAATGGTGGCCCTGCATATCCAACGCAAGGGTACGAAGGTTTGACTCTTCGTGATTACTTTGCGGCAAAAGCGATGCAGGGATGGTTAGCAAGTTATCCAGAGGGAATCGATCACCCTGCGACTAATGAACATGATTTCATTATTGCTGGGCTTTCTTACCTGATGGCTGATGCAATGTTGAAAGCGCGGGAGAAAATATGAGCAAACAAGGCATTCGTTCACTGATTTACTGCCTGCTGATCTGCGGCGTTATCTTGACAGCGTTGATTATCAAAATTCTGCACGTTACGGGGGTGTTCAATGGCTAACTCAATTCCTAACAACGGACGCGCCGTGATGATGCGTAATCGCCGTACTGGCGCCGCCTGGCTGGTCAGCTTCGACTATCGCGACGGCAGCTACTGGCATGAGCCGCAGGGTAATCTGCGCAACATCCGCCGGCCATACGCTTCACGCAGCATTGAGCCGAACCTGGTTCCAGCCGGGACGCATTAACCGCGCATATCAGCGCACGAATTTAACTGAGCTATCAGGCAGCCAATACGGTGCCGGGCGTTTCACAACCAAATTTCAGGAGCGAGCTATGAACGCATACCGCGCATACGACGTGATCGAAGAGCGTAAGTGGGCCGAGCAAACGCTCACCGAAGAGAAGCAAAAGTGGATTGACGATCGGGCAAAAGAGGTCTTTGACAGCCTTCCAGATGATCCTTACGCGGCGCTACGCCAGTCTGCATCGTCCAAGACGTTTCCATATGAAGGCCTCCGTAGCGATAAGGCTGGCGAGGTATACAACGATTTGCGCACAGCAATAGCTTACGCCCAGGCGGAATACGACTGGGATCACCGCACCGGCTGCCCGTTTTAAGGAGGTTCCATGAGCTTAACCCTTGTTGATTTCGTCAAACAACAGGAGCCGCTTTTCATTAAAGCGGCAACTGACGAGCGGATGGTGTGGGCGAAGGAAAGCCAGTTCGCCATCCAGTTATTTCAGAACAACGACTACCTCGCCAAAGTTGCATTCCAGAACCAGACCAGCACGCAGAACGCGATCATCAACGTTGCGGCTATCGGCATTTCGCTCAACCCAGCGCAGAAGTTGGCTTATCTGGTTCCGCGTAAAGGGGCTATTTGCCTCGACATCAGTTACATGGGTCTGATGCACATTGCGCAGCAGTCTGGCGCCATTAAATGGTGCCAGTCGGCCATAGTTCGTCGGAACGACCAGTTTCGCCGCGAAGGGCTCGATAAGCCGCCGATCCACATCTACAACGACTTTGATACCGAAGAGCAGCGCGGGGACATCGTAGGGGCGTATGTAACGGTAAAAACTGACGATGGTGATTACCTCACTCATACGATGCGCATCGATGCCATCTACTCAATCCGCGACCGGTCTGAGGCGTGGAAGAAATACAAATCTGACAACAGCAAGAAGTGTCCTTGGGTTACAGACGAAGAGCAGATGATCCTTAAGACCGTTGTTAAGCAGGCTGCTAAATATTGGCCGCGCCGTGAGCGTCTGGATGCCGCTATTGACCACGTCAACACCGAGGGAGAAGAAGGTATCAACTTTGCCGCTCAGCACCAGCCTGAACGCGATATCACCCCGGCAGAAACATCGATCATTAAAGAGATTAACGATGTTCTTATTGCGATGAATAAGACGTGGGATGACGACCTGCTCCCTCTGTGTTCAAAGATTTTTCGCCGTGACATTCGTGAATCATCAGATCTGACTCAAGAAGAGGCCGTTAAGGCACTCGGATTTCTGAAAAATAAGGCGGCCGCATGACACCAAAAATTATCCTCGAGCGAACTGGCATTGACGTTACCCGCGTTGAGCAGGGTGATGAATCCTGGCACCGCTTACGCCTCGGCGTGATCACTGCCTCGGAAGTTCATAACGTCATTTCTAAGCCCAAGTCAGGCAAAAAATGGACTGATATGAAGATGTCCTACTTCCTTACGCTCCTTGCCGAAGTGTGCACCGGCGTGGCGCCGGAAGTAAACGCCAAGGCGCTGGCCTGGGGGAAACAGTATGAGGACGACGCTCGTACCCTGTTTGAGTTCACCACCGACGTGCAGGTAACCGAGTCGCCGATCCTTTTCCGTGACGAAGGTATGCGCACCGCCTGCTCACCTGATGGCCTGTGCAGTGATGGCCGCGGCCTTGAGCTGAAGTGCCCTTTCACCTCTCGCGACTTCATGAAATTCAGGCTTGGCGGCTTCGAGGCTATCAAATCCGCCTACATGGCCCAGGTGCAATTCAGCATGTGGGTAACCGGGAAGGATGCCTGGTATTTCGCGAATTATGACCCTCGCATGAAGCGGGAAGGCATTCACCACGTGGTCGTTGAGCGAGACGACAAATACATGAGCGTCTTCAACGAAATGGTGCCGGAGTTCATCAGCAAGATGGACGAATCGCTGGCGGAGATCGGCTTTACCTTCGGGGAACAGTGGAAATGAAACGCACTCCATTTTACCGCAGGCCCGGCAAAGCAGGGAAATTCTCCGGCCTTCGCGAGCGCGTGATCTGGATGATTCAGACTCGCGGCCGCCCTGTAACGGGCAGCGAAATAGCGGAGAAGTTCGGCGTGACGCTTGTCGAATTTAACCGAGTAGCGAACGGCATAACCAAGGGAGAAGGCCGCATTGCGCAGCTGATCGCATCGGAAACCTGGCTCAACGAGAATGGCATATGCGATCGCACCTTTGACCTGATCACAAGGCCAAAGGTCATTACCCCGCAGGGTAAAACTCGCCTGTTCACTAAGCGCTCGATAGCTCAGGCCGCCTCTGGCAACCGCCAGAAATGTATTGATAAAGCGGCCCGGCGCCGCCGGCTTATCGCATCTGGCCTCTATATCGATGAAATGGAGTCAGTCCTATGAACCGCTACTCACTTATCTATGCCGACCCAGCCTGGTCTTACGGGAACACGATAAGCAACGGCGCCGCCGTCGATCACTACCCCACCATGAGCCTGCTCGATATGAAGCGGCTCCCGGTGTGGGAGCTCGCCGCGGATAACGCTGTGCTGGCGATGTGGTACACCGGCACCCACAACCAGGAGGCGATCGAGTTGGCCGAAGCCTGGGGCTTTACGGTGCGCACAATGAAGGGTTTCACCTGGGTGAAGTTGAATCAGCTGGCCGAACTGCGCATTACCAAGGCCCTGGCAGAGGGAGAGTTAGCCGACTTTTACGACTTCCTCGACCTGCTGAATGCCGAGACACGCATGAACGGTGGCAACCACACCCGCGCCAACACCGAAGACGTGCTGATCGCCACCCGCGGCGCCGGGCTGGAACGCAAGCACGCCGGCATTAAGCAGGTGGTCTACAGCCCGCTCGGCGCTCATAGCGAGAAACCGTGGGAAGTTCGGCACCGCCTGGAACTGCTCTACGGCGACGTGCCGCGGATTGAGTTATTCAGCCGCAGCGCAGCGCCAGGCTGGAGCCACTGGGGAAACCAGTGCGCCACCGCTTCCGTTGAGTTGATCCCCGGCTGCGCCATTGAAGTTGTGAAGACGGAGGCAGCATGAGAGCGGCAGCTTACTACAACGAGATCGACCCATTCGCGGCGCAGTGGCTGCGTAACCTCATAGCTGACGGGCATATCGCCCCGGGCGAAGTTGACGAACGGAGTATTGAAGATGTCACACCTGACGACCTCAAAGGATTTACCCAGTGCCACTTTTTCGCCGGTATCGGCGTCTGGTCCCATTCCCTCCGCCTCGCAGGATGGCCTGACGATCGCCCGGTCTGGACTGGCTCCTGCCCGTGCCAGCCTTTCAGCGCGGCAGGCAAAGGAGATGGGTTTGCTGACGAGCGGCACCTTTGGCCCCACTTCTTCCATCTCATCAGCGAGCGCAGACCTCAGCATGTCTTTGGCGAACAGGTTGCAAGCGGTAACGCAAACACATGGTTCGACCTTGTACAAGCAGACCTGGAAGGAGTGGGATACGCCTTCGGACTTGTGCCGTTTACGTCAGCGGGCGTCGGTGCGCCGCACATCAGAGAGCGGGCCTACTGGGTGGCCAACGCCAACAGCGTCATCAGTGACCGGCGCGGGAACGTCCGGGCGCCAGGGCGGAATGAATATTCAAACGGCGGCGATGATGTCCGGCTGGCCGACGCCAACCACGATCGACAACAACCGGGTTGCAGGACAGGCAGCAGCCGCGAATGCGCCAAACAGGGAACAACATTGGGCGGGGCGGCCAGAATGGCGGGCTGGGTAACTCCAACGTCGCGCGACTGGAAGGACTCAGCGGGAATGACGGCGCAGCGGGACGGGAAGGAGCGACTGGACCAGCTGCCGCGCCAGGCTTTCATGACGGGTTGGCCAACACCGACAACGAGCAACACTCGATCGCCGTCAGTGGATGCGGCCATGAACATGCATCGACAGGACGGGAGCAAGACCCAGCAGCGTCTGCAGGACTTTGCGGGGATTACCGGCCCCTTGAGGTTAACGGTTTTTGGCGAGATGCGGACTGGCTCTTTTGTCGAGATGGCAAATGGCGTCCAGTTGAACCCGGCACATTCCCGCTGGTTGATGGGGCTGCCGCACGCATGGGACGAGTCGAGCCCGGGGTGGCAAGAGTGGCAAGCAGCAACCGCGTCGGCCGCCTGAAAGGGTACGGCAACGCTATAAACGCACAGGCAGCCGCGGCTTTCATTCGCGCTTATATGGGGGTCGCATGACGCCAGAAGAAAAGAAAAATGCGCTCAGAAGCATCGCGCGCAGGGCTAACGATGAGGTTAAGGCAAAGCGGAGGTCATCTCCCGCTTTAAGTTGCGACGAGATATCACGACCGATCCTCAACGGATGCATGCCGCTGATAAGGCAGCTTGGGTTAACGCCAAGCCATCTCTATGTGGAAATCGGCATTTTTAACGGAAAGATAAAGGAGCGCTGACATTCCAGAAATCATCGATCAGGCCAACGAGCTGGCAGAGCGCCGGCTTGAAATGACCATCCAGAACATGCGCATCAACCACAATGCAGTTTCAGCTACTCACTGCCGCGACTGTGGGGAAGAGATACCCGAGCGGCGCCGGGAACTGGTGGCGGGTTGTCAGCGCTGTGTTAGTTGCGCCAGTGATATCGAACTACGGTTGAAACAGGAGGGCAAATGATATGCGCGTGAAGTTTGATGTTGGCGAAAAGGTGGGCATGCTCACGCTAATTGAGCCTTTCACCAAAGATGAAAAAGGGGTTTATAAGGGTAAATTTTACTGTGATTGCGGTAGAACTAAAATTATTCGCCTTTCTTACGTTAAAAGTGGTCACACAAAATCATGTGGGTGCTTGAAGGTTGAAGCAAAAAAGACTCACGGCTTGTCGAGTTCTTCAGAATATAAAATTTGGGATCTCATGATACAGAGATGCGAAAACCCTAACGATAAGAGATACAAGGATTATGGCGGGCGAGGAATAACAGTGTGCCATCAATGGCATGACTTCAGCTCGTTTTACGCTGATATGGGCTCTCGTCCTGATGGGTTTACGCTGGACCGCATCGATAACGAAAAGGGGTATTCACCGGAAAATTGTCGTTGGGCCACACCATCTGAACAGCAGTTGAACAGAAGGAAAGTGAAGGGAAGCAAATCTCGATTTGTTGGTGTAACTAAACGTCCATCAGGTAGGTGGTCAGCAAGGATAACTGTTAATTATAAAGGCATCTATCTTGGCGATTACGATACAGAAGAAGAGGCTTCCGAGGCTTACCAGAAAGCAAAGGAAAAGGTTCTTGAAGAGTTTGAGCTAATGCGCAAACAGAGGGGGATCCAATGAAAGAACGTGGTAAGCATTTGGCTGTAACGAGAGGTGGAAGATGAAACATGAGATGCAACCAGATAGCCTTGTTGATCTGAAATTCATCATGGCGGATACTGGCTTTGGAAAAACCTTCATATACGACCGGATTAAGTCCGGCGATCTCCCCAAAGCCAAACTCATCCACGGCAGAGCGAGGTGGTTATATAGTGACCACTGCAAGTTCAGAGAAAAGCTCCTGTCCCGCTCCGATGGGTAA